GTATATGTCCTACTCCGCTGACCGTATCATCGCGGAAGCGAACAACGGCGGTGACCTAGTCGAAGTGGTCGTGCGGACCGTCAACCCGGACGTAGCGTATAGGTCCGTCCGTGCCAGTCGTGGCAAAGTCAGTCGTGCCGAACCTGTTGCCGCTTTGTATGAACAAGGTCGTATTCATCATGTTGGTGTCTTTGATCAGTTAGAAGAACAGATGACGCAATACGTAGCGGATAGTTCAACGTCACCAGACAGGCTTGATGCGTTAGTATGGGCACTAACTGACCTGATGTTAGTATCTCAAGAGTGGGTAATGGTATGAACTGGTGGCAGCGAGTTCTTCAGAGTTGGCGACCCGGACCGCTGATCGTCGATGCTGGTGACAGTGACCGGGGTCGTGATAATGCGCGATATAGTCCAGAGCGATACGGAGACTATGCGGCTACGAATACCGCGGTCTATGCGTGTTCTAACCTTCGCGCGAAGAACCTAGCCAAGTTACCGTTGCGTCTGTATAAGCGGACCGCTAACGGAGACCGTGTAGAAGTCACAACTGGCAGGCTATACGACCTACTAGGATCAGTCAATCCATTCTGGACATTCTCACGACTAATCAGAATGACAGAACTATCGTTGTGTTCGTATGGACAAGCCTTCTGGATACTGGAAACGGGCAAGGTTGGAAGAACCGCTGCTCAAACACCTCCGGTAGAGATATGGTGGGCACATCCCTCAAAGATGAAAGTTGTTCCACACCCTACTGAATACATTAAGGGTTACGTATATGAAGATAATGGGTCTACCATGTTCTTCGACAAGGCTGATGTAATCTGGTTGAAGTACGATAACCCGCAAGATGAGTTCAGTGGTCTGTCTCCGATATCCTCCGCACGTATGGCCATTGATACCGCCAGTGGTGCGATTAGGTCTAACCGCGCGATATTCGACGCTGGTATGCAAATGTCTGGGGTTATCGGTCCGGCAGACAAGACGCAATCCTTAACTAGAGAACAAGCGGAACAGTTGGGACAAATGCTTGAACGTCGCTTCCGTGGCGCGGATAAAGCACATAGGGTTGCGGTTCTGTCACAGCCGGTTGCATTTACTAACCTATCGCTAACCCCTAAAGATGCGGAGTTTCTAGGATTAATGCAATGGGGTATGAGGGAAGTATGTACGGTATTCGGCATACCTCCAGAGTTGATCGGTGACCATGAACACGCGACGTATTCGAATATAGAACAGGCTGCTAAAGCGTTATGGACAGACGCTCTGATACCCGAAGCGTCGTTCATCGCGGATGAGTTAACCGAACAGTTGGTTCCATTGTTCGGGAACGAAGCAGATACTATAGAGTTTGATACTTCAGACATTGAAACACTACAAGAAGATAGGACGGAGATCATTGATCAGATCACGAAACTGGTCGGTGTTGGTGTTCCGTTAAATCGTGTGCTTCAGGAACTCGCACCCCGGTTCTTGCCGAAGGGTAAAGATGGCTATGCGTGGGGTGATGCCGCTTGGTTGAATACAACGGTATTCAGTCCTGTATCCGAAGAAACGATGAAGGGTCTGGAAGCGGCACCGCCTCCGACCGTCCTGCCGTCAAGCGAAGTCAGCACCCCGCCGTCACTACCCGCGCCAGCCGCTTCGGTAACGGAGACCATCCCGCGCCCAAAATGATGACGGCGGTTGGAACCGCCGGACCGGAGTGGGGTAGCGAAGCACATCTGGCTATCGTCCGGGCGGTCGATGCAGTCACCAGCCGCCACGAGACGGAGATGGCTAACGTCATGCGGTCGTACTTCCGCGCACAGCGGAACGCCGTACTAGCGCGTGTCAACGGAACCGCGAAGCGGTATAGCGTCAAGGCGGATGATCCAGTACCGGAACCGTTCAGCCTAGCCGAATGGAACCGCAGGCTATCGCGGACCGCTACCCCGGTACTGGCCGCGACCTTCCGCGACGGAGGCGGGTTGGCGTTGGATGAACTCGGATTACAGGTCGCGTTCGACGTTCAGGCACCGGAGGCGGAGCAGTGGCTAGCAACGAAGGTCCAGACGTTCGCGCGGCAGGTCAACGACGTGACGTGGCAGGAACTCCGAAACAGCCTGCGGGACGGACTGGCGGCAGGGGACGGGGTACCAGCCCTGATGGACCGCGTTCGTGCCATCTTCACGACGTATGAGACATTCCGCACGGAGGCTATCGCGCGGACAGAAGTGATTGGCGCGTCCAACGCGGGACAACTCATTGCGGCCCAACAGACGGGTGAAGTTGAATCAAAGACTTGGTTGGCTGCGCTTGATAGTCGCACTAGGATTGATCATAGGAACGCACACGGTCAGACCGTAGCACTGGATCAACCATTTGTTCTAGAAGATGAAGCAGGCAATAAGTACACGGGACCGGCACCACATCAGTTCAGTTCCGCGAAGGAAGTTGTCAACTGTCGTTGTACTATGACATTCAACCTCAAGTCATTAGGTACGCAACCGCCGGAACCACGACAACGACCACGAAGATGACAAGGATGTGCTAGCATGATGAACATGGACCCCGTATATGATGCGGCAACATTGGTCGGAACTCCGATGGTCGGAGATGATGGCGTTCCGCTTTATCGCTTCCGCATTACTAGTCCCACCATTGATCGACAAGGTGAGATAGTAGAAACCGAAGGTTGGGACTTTACTAACTATCTTAAGAACCCGGTTGTTCTTAACTCACACGAGTACGGTGACATTGAGGCTATCGTTGGCAGATGTGTTGGTATAGAACGGGACGGAGATAGTTGGGTAGCAGACTTGAGGTTCAACTCCACGGAGTACGGAACACTGGCGCGCACGCTTATCGACGATGGCGACCTTCGCGCGGTTAGCGTGGGGTTCCGTCCTATCGTCATCGACTACCCGCAGCGACAGGCGCGGGGTACGTCGGAGGCGGAAGCGGTCGACAAGGTCGCGGTCAACGTCGAACGCGACCAACGGACGGCGGTCCGTCATATGCGGAAGGAACTGTTGGAGATATCCGTAGTACCCGTACCCGCGAACCCCGATGCTATCCGCCTCCGGTCAATCAAGGGTCGCGGACCGGCCGCAGAAGTAGCCACCAAGATAGTTGCCCCGGAGTGGCTTCGTGCGAACGCAAAACGCGGACTAGCGTGGCACGCGGAAGGGTTGTCCGGCGACGGAGTAACGGACGGCACGATACGGGAAGCACGCGCGATGGCAGACGGGTCCGTATCCGTCGATAAAGCGACCCGGATGGCTGCGTGGTTCGCGCGGCATATGCCGGACCTAGATGCCCCGGCAGCGGACCCCGGTCATCCGGACTATCCGTCACCCGGAGTAGTCGCGCATGCGTTATGGGGTGGCGGGTCCAAGACTGCCTCCGAACGCGCTGCCGGATGGGCACGCGCCAACTCCGATAATCAAGACACCCAGTCAAAGGCGGAACCGCCTCCGGAGACCGATATACCCGACCGCCTCTGGCATCCAATCGCGTGCGCGATGCACGCCGTAATGGTAGAGACGGAGACCAACGACACGGCGCGTCGCCGGTTGTACAACGGTCTGGAACGGGCATACCGGGTGCTTGGGAAGGAACCACCAGACTTCGTTCCGGTCGACACGCTACGGCGGTGGTCTACGCGGGAACGTGATGGGCAGTTCTGGGAAGATGAGGCGACGGTTAGCCGCAAGGCGGGTCGCGTGTTATCGTCGCAGAACGAAGCGATGCTTGCTGCGGTTATCGTTGCGTTGGATACTATGTCAATGCACATGACTGAGGCAATGTCCTCTTGGACAAACGCTAAAGTTATGGTTGAGACAATCCTATCCAGCACCGCGATGCCAGACGGTCCGTCAGTAGTACCGCCGGATGCACCGGCAGATCAGCCGACAGATCAACCGGCAGATATGCCGCAGTACAAGGCGGAAGCGGAGTGGGAAGAACTCCGCAAATGGTTAAGGAAACGCGAATGAACGAAGAACTGTTGAGTGATATCTCCGCCCGTCTGAAGTCGTTGCCAGAACACGTAACGTCAGATGCGGCATTTGAGGCGCGTGCGAAGCAGATTGCCCGTCAGATCGTTGAGGAGATGGCTGGTGACCCCGCATCCGACTTCGCGCGGAAACTGAAGTTTGGCGGGACGGAACCCCGTTTGGTGGGGTCGAAGTTCGCGCGTCACGGTCTCACGACGGGTGACGTTGAGTTCCTGTACGACCTGTCGCTAGCGGAGCAGCGTGCCGGTCGCGGTCGCGGTCCGTCGCCGGAACTGGAAGGTGCGTTCAACGCTATCTCGGAGGCGTGCTACCTGCCGGAAGCGGAGGTGAAGCGTATCGACCAGCGTGCCATCGACAACCTGTTTCCGCGCATCCCAGTATCGTCGTTCGCGGGGTCCGACCGCGACCTAGCCGCCAAGGGTATGTGGTGGGCAACCAGCGCGTACAAGACAGCGATGGATACCGCTGAATCGGGGTTCGGTAGCCAGTTGGTCGGTGCCCAGTACGTTCGCGACTTGTGGATGGCAGCGCGTCAGGAGTCACGAGTATTCGCGCTAATCCCTTCGTTTGAGATGACTGATCCGACTGTTTACTTGCCTGTTGAGGCAGACTTGCCGGAGATGTTGCTGTTCAGTGAGGCGACTTCTGCGAGTGCAAGTGCGAACACCTCCGTGAATACTGGTTCCAATCGTGTAAGTATTACTGCGAGCAAACTTGGGTTTACCCAGTATTGGTCTGGTGAACTCGATGAAGATAGTCTCATTCCGTTTGTTCCGTTCCTTCGTCAGCAACTTGCTACGGCAACTGCTCACTACATGGATAGCCTTGTTCTTAATGGAGATACTGTCGGTACTGCAAGTACCAACATTAATCTCATTGATGCAACACCGGCGGCAACAAAGCATTACCTTGCGCTGAATGGCATCCGTAAAGTCGGACTGGTTGACAATACTGCGAACAGTAAGAATGTCGCCGGTGCATTGACGTGGTCGTTGTTGAAGGAACAACAGAAGCGGATGCGTTCAGAGACCTACTTGCAAGACTGGGGTCATCCGACTAACCCTCAAGATTTGGTCTACGTAGCGGACCCGGATACGGCAGATAAAGCGGCCTCACTAGATGAAGTGATTACGGTAGACAAGTTCGGTCCTACGGCAACAGTACTAACCGGACAGTTGGCGCGTATCGGACAGTCTCCGTTGATTAGTTCTATGGCAATGTCCAAGACAGACGCTACCGGCAAGGTATCGACCACTGGTGCGAATAACGTCAAGGGACAGGTAGCCGCGTTCAATCGCAATGGGTTCCGTGTTGGTTTCCGTCGTCGGGTCCGCGTTGAAACGTTCAGGGACATCAAGACTGATCAGTTTGTGATTGCCTTGTACGTGCGGGTTGGTATGGGTCGCTATTCGCCGACTGGTGCCGTTGGTGGTATCGAAGCGGCTGACGTCTTGTACAACATTACGGTTGCGTAAACTGGTAGTGACAGTGATCAGGTGGGTGACTAGCACAGTCACCCACTCTGACGGAAGGAACTCTAATGCCACCTATTGAACGCATTACTAGCAAGGGTCAACTAATCGCATTGAACTTCGGTCAAGCCGATGTTGCGGATAGTCAGACCGCCGTTGCTATGAACATTATTGAAGTCAGGGATGCCGCCGCTACTGCCGACGATGTATTGGCAGTACCCGGATACGTGTTGCCGTTTGACTTCGAAGTCATTGGCATCTCTATTCGCGCCTCCACCGCCCGGACCGCCGGAACCCTGCTGGTAGATGCGACGATTGACGGAACGGTAACCGGCATGCAGGCACAGTTGGATGCGACGAATACGACCGGACACTACGCGGTCCAACCCCGGAACTCCGATATGGGTGCGGCGGGTTCCTACGTCGGGGTCAAACTGACGACCGCTTCGTGGACCCCGGTGACCGCAGATGTGGCGGTAACCGTCTGGGTGCTAGCCTACCTGAACGGCATCTAACGTGCGCGTAGCGTGGACTGGCATGAGACGCGTGCCGGTCCATCGCGCCGTACTACCTTCGCGAACGGAGAACGTAATGGCAAGGCAGTCGGGTCCGGTCGCGATGCAGAACGCCGCTACGGCGACAGGTGTCGGAACGTCAATCCTGATGGCAGGTTATAACCGCGCGATGTTTCAAGTCTCCGGGACGTTTGTGGCTACCATTACGTTCCAAGCGACCGTGGATGGAACGAACTACGTCACGTATGCGTTGTCGGACCTATCGACTGCTGCGCGAACGCA